AAATACATCAAAGCCTCTGCAGGAAGGAGTAATCTAAGAGTAGTGTTTGAGAATAAAAATGAACCCAGACATGATGGAAAAACAATCTTTCTACCTAAGATTACAGCCAAGATGACTGTCAATGAACTGGAAGAAATCATGTCCAGTACTGACCATGAAGTAGCTCACGATGCGTATTCTGACTTTGCAATTCTTAAAGAAAAGAAAATAAACCCCAGTACAAGTACTCTTGGATTGCTGTGGAACATCATAGAAGACTCCAGAGTCAATGCCCTTGAAGCTGAAAGCTATAGCGGGTTTAGGGAACTGTGGGATAAGACTACTCCAAGACTTTTGGAGAAAGTTCTTAAGAACAATACAAATGACACACCTCTGTCTGTAGCTATCCTTGCATTAATTCGTTGGGACTGTGAAGTCTCTGGGCCTTTATTTCCAAGCTGTGCTCTTGTTGGAGAAACATATCCAAGAAACGAGAAGTTTGAAAAGATTCTTGAGGTATTTACTCCAAGGTTAATAGCTTGCCAGGAAGAACCACGCAAAATTGAAGGTACTAAGTTGTCCTATGAGTTAGCACGGGACATTTTTAGAGCTTTAGGTGGAGATCCTGACAAAGAGGAACGTGAAAAGCTTTTGGAAGAAGAATCTGGTACAGAAGAAAAGAAAGGAAAAGGAGAAGAAGAAGAAGACAAATCAAAGAAAAGCAAAGAAATAGATAAAAAAGCAAAAGAAGGAACACTTAAAAAGGAAGAAGACGAAGAGTGGTGTATCAAAAAAGTAGAAATAAAAGACTTAGCAAGTAAGTTAGTAACTACTCACGATCTTGATCATGGACACATGAGTAAGGTTGGATTAGAGCATGACGTTATTTTTGATAGTAGAAGCTGGGAAATAACGCCAGTAGATGACTTTGTAGTAGTAGATTACTACAATCATTCATCAACACATTTAATACAATCTGCACAACTTGATACAGACTCTACTGCTGCTGTTTTTTACTGCAATGCTTTTGAAACCAGAGTAAAAAATGAAGTATCTGTAAGTGAAAACTTTGCTCAACAAGTAAAACGGTTGATTCAAATACGAGCAAGGGTTAAATACGAGTACGGTGTTAAGAAAGGCAAGTTAGACCAAGCCAGGCTATCAAGGATTGTTCTTAAGACTCCTGGTTTTTCTGAACGTGTTTTTAAGAACAAGATAAACAGCACAGTACTAAATGCTGCTGTTACTGTTCTCATTGATATGTCAGGCAGTATGGCTGGAGATAAAGTTTTATACGCTGGACAAGCTGCAGTTCTGCTAAACAATGTATTCCAGGTGTTACAAGTTCCTCTGGAAATACTAGGATTTACAGACGCATATACCGGTACTTGCCCTCCAGTAATGTATGTCTATAAGCCATTTACACAGCCAAAATTATCTGAAGAAGAGCTTGTTAAGAACATTGGAGCATCAAGTGCTTCAATGCTTGGTAATCCTGATGGTGAATGTATTTTGTGGGCATATGACAGGCTGTTAAAACGCAGGGAAAAGAAACGGCTTTTGATTGTAATGTCAGATGGACAGCCAGCAGCATCAAGAGGTGTTTCTGGTCTAGCAGAATTAACCTTAAAAGTAATAGAAGAGATAGAGCAACAAAAGAAAGTAGAAATTTATGGGTTGGGTTTATGTTCAGATGCAGTTACTGAATTTTACAAAGATAACTCAGTAGTTAGTACTGCTACAGATATACCCCAAAAGTTATTAGAACTTATAGAGAGGAAATTGTTTAATGAGCACTGATTCTAAAGTAGTTCCTGTAGAAGACTTGGTTAAGATAGCAATTAAAGAAGCTATGGCTAAACGATTAGAAGCAGAAGCAATTACACCTAGTACTCTTTCTGAAGCATTTGTAGATCTTGCAGAAGCAGCTTTAAGCATTCCTTCTGTAAAGAAAATAACTGCAAGTGATCTTAAACCTAATCAAATGCTTGCTACTAAACTTTTTGGTACTGCTGTCAGGTTTTCACCAGACAAAGACTTTGTAGTAACAGTATTTAATGAAGATGATTGGGATGAAAAGATCAGGGGCTTTATCCCAAAGATAGATCCTACGTACTACCTTGATAAGGATCATGTTACTAATATCTTAAATGGTTGGGAAATGAATGAGAAGATCCTGGCATACGGTGCAACTGGCGTAGGCAAGACTTCTCTGTTTGAACAGCTCTGTGCCCATACAAAACGTCCATTCATTCGTATAAACAGCACTGGAGACATGGACTCATCTATGGTCTTTGGTAGTGTAACTGCCAAGGATGGTTCTACAGGGTGGGCAGATGGCCTTGTAACAGAAGCTGTACGCTACGGTGCAGTAGTAGCTTGGGATGAATGGGATGTAACTCCTCCAGAGATTGCTATGGGTATGCAATGGCTTCTAGAAGAGAATGGCAAACTCTTCCTTAAAGAAATGCCTGGAACTGCTGAAGAGAAATTTATTACTCCTCACCAACAGTTTAGGATTGTAGCTATTGGCAACACTCAAGGACAGGGTGATGATACAGGTGCTCATAGTGGTACTAACGTACAAAACACAGCAACGTTAGATAGGTTCACTACTGCTATGAAGTTTGAATATCTCAAAGAAGATGTTGAGATAGATCTGATACAAAATAAATTCCCTTTAAGAAACAAAGCAGATACAAAAGCTCTTGTTCGTTTTGTAAATGTTATACGACAAGGGTATACATCAGGTCAATTGGGACTTACGATGTCTCCCCGTTCAACTTTGTCTATCTGTAAAAAGATGGCATTTGGTTATACATTGCTCTCAGCAATAGAGCTTACATACATCAACAAGTTGACCGAAACACATCAAAAAGTAGCACGGGAACTCTTTCGCAAAGTGTATGGGACTAAAACAACATGATTGATAGAGAACAAATCAAAGTGCATGGAGGGCACTTAGCTTTAGGACAGCAATCAAAAAACAACCATCGAGACTGTAAAGCAGGGGTTGACACTAAATCCAGGCTTTACGTTAAGAGGGTTGTTGGTGGTCTAGTTGCATTCTGCCATCACTGCCAAGAGCCTGGGTTTGTTCGTGACTTAGATACTGATGGTACAAACCTTAGACGCTGGCTGTTTGATAAAGATTCTGATACTCCTAGAGTCTTTAGAAGTCCGTATTTAGAACTAAGTGATAAACGATTTAAAGTAAAAGATCCAGCTATATTGAACTGGTTATATAAACATCACATAAATCCACTAACCAGCTCACCAGATGCTCATTATTTTCAGGAACTTCCTAATCAGCAATTATGTCTAAGTATTAATAACAACATGGGGCATACAAGTGGGTATCAACTTAGGTCATTTTCTGGTGGGCCTAAATACACTACCTACTATGCAGAAGCTTATGCAAGTGATGTAGCTTGGTTTCCTGCAACTGGTTCAACTATATTTATTACTGAAGATTACGCTAGTGCATATCGTATCTGGAGGGATACATCGCATACAACAATAGCTTTACTTAAAACTACTATGTCTAACGCAACAGGATTAACCCTTACAGGTACTAAAAACGCAAAGTTTGTAATCTGGTTAGATGCAGATGATGCAGGTGATAAAGGTGCAAGAAAGATAGAAAAAAGATTGAGATACCTCTGTCTTCCAGGACAAACAGTAATGCGTGTTACTAGTCCACTAGAACCAAAAGAACTAACTGTAAAAGAATTAAGATCACAAATTAATTCAATAACAATTTAAAGGAGAATGTTATCGACTTCGATGTAATGCACTTATGTGCCGAGTCTGTCACTAACTACCACAAGTACAGGCAGTACATAAAAGACCATGTAGTACAACCAGAAACAGCAACAATACTTAATACTATGGGGGAGTATTACAAAGCATTCCCAGGTGTTACTAGTATCAACTGGGAACCGTTTGGAAGTTATCTGTTAGCTACCTATGCGATCAGACTTACTGCAGACAAAATCACCGTAATACGTTCATCTATCAAAAAGATGGAAACATTTAAGCCAACTCTGGCTTATGACGAAGTAATCAAAAGCCTTATAGAAGTAGATTATCTGTCTCAAATCATGGAAGAGTGCAATAAAGCACGCGATGGTAGATCAGATCTTGAAGCTATTAACGCTCTATCAACTCAAGGATTACGAGCTGTAGAACGGTACATTGACAAAGATGAACTGTTTGTAGTCCCAGACATTAGCGGGGTTGTAGATCGTATTAGTAGTACAGGGTATGAGTGGCGGCTAATGGCTCTTAACAGGTCTCTAGGACTGCTTAGGAGTGGTGACTTCATTATCATTGCAGCACGGGTTGAAGTAGGTAAAACAACCTTTCTTGCAAGTGAAGCCAGCTTCATAGCTCCACAGTTACCTATGAACAGACCGCTGGTGTGGGTTAACAACGAAGAAAAAAGCGATACCGTCTTCTTTAGGGTTGTCCAAGCTTCACTAGGGCTGACTACTAAAGAACTAATGACAGACCATAAAGACGCAATGATTAAGTATGACGCTCATATGGGAGGCAACAGAAAAAGAGTATTGATTACTGATGGCAACACCAACCACGTAAGTACTCTGACTGCCCTGTTTAGAGAGGTACAACCAGGAGCAATCATCTTTGATCAACTAGATAAAGTTAATGGGTTTCACAAAGAAGAGCGTGAAGACCTACGACTTGGAAAGTTATACAAATGGGCAAGGGAACTAGCAAGGGAGTACGGCCCTGTTATAGCTGCAAGCCAGCTAACCGCAGGTGTAGACGAGATGAAAGACCCGCCATTCATTGGTATGGAAGCTCTACGTGGAAGCAAAACGGACAAACCAGGCGAAGCAGACGCGGTTATAACTATCGGCAAATACCAGGCTCCTTCCACACCAGACGAAGAAGTCATTCGGACTATCAATGTTCCTAAAAACAAATTACCAGGAGGCGGTAAGCATCAGATAGAAAGTGAACGGCACGGCAAGTACATTGTAAAAATAGACACTCTACGAGCGAGGTATGAATAATGGCATCTAAATGGAGCAGCCTCAAACGAGGCAGCAAAGAACATAAAGAAGCGCGGTTTATTCCGCCTTCACCAGCAGTAAGCAAACGAGGTAAAGGGTATCCATCTAATCAGCCTTTTCAAAAACCTGGGAAAAAATAAAATGAGCAGTGAATACAACATACGCAAGCGGTCGGAAGCAATCGCGTATCTCAAGATGCGCGGTAAACATTTGTTGACTACGGCTTACGTCCCTACTGATGCCGCCCACACAGACGTAGCTAAGACCATCGAGGAGTTTAAGAATGACAGCACAAGAGTACGGGCAAACCCTAACGCCTAAAGTTGGTGAGTCTGCTGCGCGTAGGCGGCTGGAACAGTTAGTCAAAGAAGGCAAGATGCGTAAGGGCATCAGGACTCATCAAGTATTCTGGGGTGATACCAAGAGAACGGTCAGGCAGTCTAACTATACGGAGGTGGTGTGATGATGTTCGCACCGAGATACACGGTGTGGCATTGCGGAACTTTAAAGAAAGGGAGAAGGGAAATGAGCGACTACGCCGATGGGTTTGACGATGGCAAAGGTGAAAAGTTTGACGAACTGATGGTAGAGATCGCCGCCCTGCGCCTGAACTTGTCCGTGACGATGGAAGAACTTGGCGAAATGCGCGACAGGGCAGAGAAAGCCGAAGCCGAGAACGCCGCCCTGCGGAAGGATGATTGGAACGGAACTACACACTACGCTGGCTGTATCCAAGCTGGCCCAAAGCACTATGAGTGCGCTCTGCAAGAAGTCGGGCGGTTGCGTCTGACGATTACAGACCTGCGGGTAAAGCTGGAAAAGAAAGAGTGGATCGGTCTGACGGGTAAGGAGATGAAACAATGTAGTTATGACGCAGACGGTTTTATGATTGACCGTGAGGTGGCAATGAGGGCAGTAGAAGCCAAACTCAAGGAGAAGAACACATGACTTCATTGTGCGAAAAGACGGGGCATCTAATCCGACTAACGAAAACGGATAGAGGTTCAGGAGATCAATACGCTCACTGCCAAATCTGTGGTTGTGCAGTGGTTAAGGGAAGTTGGAATACACCGTGGAAGCAACCTAAAGCTGAGGACGATCTTAACAACGTGCGTTACAAAGCCAATTATCGTTACGATACCAAGCTGACGGAAGAGGATCGGAAAAACAATGAAACATTGGACGACTTTTTGCACAAATTTGACAAAGCCATCGAACGGGAGAAGAACGGATGACAAACGAAGAGTTTGAACCGATAAGAATCCGTATCATGCAAGAGGCGTATGACCTTGCAGATAGAAACGATACTGAAGGGTATAACTCGGTCAAGGTAATGTGTGGCGATGTTCAGAACCTTATACAACGCAAGTGGGTAGGTCTGACGGGGGCAGAAATCAATCACATATTTGCAAAAAATGTCGGTTACCAAGAACGCATGATGAAAGACGTAGAGAACCTGCTCAAGGAGAAGAACGGTGGATAAAAATGAGATAGACGCAATGGTAGAAGCGCACCGCGAGGCTGCGTGGAGGCACGGCTTTCTCTGCGGGTTCGCTTGGGCTGCTCTAGCCCTGATCATCGCTGCGGGTATCTGTGCTGTGTGGGTAGCATTTCACACACCACCAGTAAAAGATGTACTTAAAATAGAAAGGAAAAAATGACACTACTAACACTAGATGTCGAGACAACATTGAATGCACCAGAAGCATTTGGGCTTGCTCACCCTATGCACCCATTCAATTCAATTGTGTTTCTAGGAACAAAAGTTTCTGGTAAAGATCCTTTAATTTTTACAGAATCTTTTAGTGAACATCTAATTGTAGCAATTGATTTAAATAAACCAGACTTTATTGTTGGTTCTAATATGTCTTTTGATTTGCTTTACTTGTTACGTCATACAAAAAGCCTGGAACAAAGAAAGATTATACAAAGCCAAAGGCTGTGGGATATTCAATTAGCAGAGTATTTGTTGACAGGACAACAAGCTAAGTGGGCATCTTTAGATGAGATGTCTATCAAGTATGGACTACCCATCAAAGACAGCAAAATAAGTGATTACTTTGCACAGGGAATTGGTTCAGACAAAATTGATTCTGAGTTAATTATTCCGTATTTAACACAAGATGTTTGTAATACAGAAGCCATTGCAATGTTGCAAATGGAATCAGCAACAAAATCAAACCAATTAGATTTGTTTCTTAGTCAGATGGAAGCTCTTCATTGCACTACTGAGATGATGTTTAATGGTTTGGAAGTAGACATACAAACATTCAAAGACTATACCGTTGAGGTAGCGACTACCTATGCAGACACAAAAGTTACTTTAGAAAAAAGATCTGTAGAGTTTGGCCCTGCTGCTAACGCATATCCCATTACAGATGTAGACAGCTCTCTTCAATGGAGTAAGTTGTTGTTTGGGGGTACTAAGAAAGTAGAAAGTAAAGAAGCTGTAGGTATGTTTAAGAATGGAAAAGTAAAATATAAAAAAGTAATTACTCTAGTAAATACTTTTCCAGTATCTGGTGTTATACCTCTTGATGCTTGGAAGTCTGAGAAAACTGGGAAAGTTTCTGTTGATGACAAAGTTCTTAGTATCATTGTAGACAAGACTAAAGACCCAGATATAAAAGAACTAGTATTACTACTACAACAATATAGAGAAGTAAGTAAACAACTAAGTACATATATACAAGGTTTAGGTAAACATATAATAGAAGAACAAGAAACAGCACGTATATATGGCAGACTAAATCATGTAGCTACATCCACAGGTAGATTGAGTTCAGCTTCTCCTAACTTGCAGAACATCAGCAACAACCCCATCAAAAAAGTATTTGTATCTAGGTATGGTGATGATGGACAGTTGGTAGAGTTTGACTTTAGTCAACTTGAGGTTGCTGTTCTTGCACACATCACCAAAGACACACGCCTTATCAAAGATATTACTGATGGAAATGACATTCACTCAGAGCTGTATAAGAATATGTATGGCAAGTATCCTGACGATGCCACCAGGAAGTGGTTTAAACGCCTTACGTTCGGTTTAATCTATGGAGCTGGTGCTAACACCTTAGCTGAGAATGCTGGCTGCTCCTACGACGTTGCAAAGAATTTTATTATTACGTTCTATACAAGGTATCCATCAGTAAAAGATTGGCACAACATAATGGCAGCATCTGCTGACAAACTTTCTACCTATGACTATGTTGGAGACATACACAAACTATCTAGAACCTGGAGGTGGGTAAGTGAGACTAAACGTGTGTATGTATTCTCAGAATATAAATCTACATACAGCACAAGTCGTGAATACACATTCAGTCCTACAGAGTTAAAGAATTATCCTGTGCAAGGTCTTGCTACTGGCGATATAGTCCCAATGATGTTAGGTATATTATTTAGGAAACTAATTGATAAACCTGGTGTCAAACTAATTAACACTGTGCATGACAGCATCATGCTTGATGTAAGGAATGATGTCCTTACTGAAACTATAACGGAGGTGCGATCAATACTAAACAAAACACATGAGTTTTATGAAGCAACATTCGGAATCCCATTAGCTCTGAAGCTAAACGCAGGATGCAAAGTGGGTAAAAATTGGTTTGAATTGACGGAGATTTAGATATGTCTTCAATGACTGGTGTAGTAGAAGCAGAATCAACTAAAGATGTAACCACCAAGTGGGGCGTAAAACCAACCTATTCTATAAAAGTAAATGGAACATGGGTTAAGTGTGGATTCAAGAAGCCTCCATGCAACACAGGTGATGAGATTTCTTTTGATGGTGAGACAGGTACGTATGGTCTAGAAGGTAAGAACATTGTTGTTACTGCCAAAGGATCTGGTGCTCCTCCTGCTAGTTCTACTGCTGTAAGTGTTGTTCCTAGTAGCAAAAGTACATCTACTTTTAACGCACGGGTATTTCCTATACCTCCTCTGCATGGAGATCGTAGTATTGTTCGTCAGAACGCTCTTGCCCGATCCACAGAACTCTTTATTGGATGTCGTGGTGGCAAGCCTTTTGATCTTAACGATGATGCAACAAAGATAATCATTTCAATTGCTCGTCAGTTTGAGGCTTACACTGCAGGGGATCTGGATCTTGCCCAAGCAGAAGCTGAGACTGTAGAAGAAAAGGCTGCAGCATGAAAGGTTTGCTACTAAATCCTAATGCTATTGAAGATTACCTTACCAAGCTAAACAATAAAGAGTTGGAGAAATACCAACAACATATTTATGTAACGCTTAGGGAGAGGGATCTTAAAAAGCAGGAACAAAAACAAGCGAAGCAAACAGCGGCTACAACTACCGTCATACGGTAGTTAGCCGACACAGCAACAACTGCCTGGGGGTAACTATCTAAACAATAGTTACCTCTAGGCTTTTAAAGGGGTGAGTAATGATTGCTTTAATTGATGCAGATATAGTGGCATACCGGTGTGCAGCTAGTGCAGAGAAAGATGATATGTCCATAGCTCTGATCCGAACAGAGCTTCTAATGAAAGAGATTATCTCAGCCACAGATGCTACTGAGTACAAAGCTTTTCTCTCTGGTACTAAAGAAACAAACTTTAGGTACACCATAGATCCCACATATAAAGCCAACCGTGCTGCTCTTATACGACCCGTACACCTGGATGCCTGTAAGCAGTTCCTAGTAACACATTGGAAAGCAGAGGTCTGTACAGGCTATGAGGCTGATGATGGTATGGGAATTAACCAACGGCCCTCAGGCACGGTAATCTGCAGCATAGATAAAGATATGCTCCAAGTCCCAGGCCAGCACTACAACTTTGTAAAGAAAGAATTTACCCAAGTTACTGCAGACCAGGGGCTTAAGTCTTTTTACATACAGACTTTAGTAGGGGATAGGTCTGATGGAATTACTGGAGTTGTAGGTATTGGGCCTGTAAAAGCAGCTAAAATCCTTGATCCTCTGTTACCTGAAGAGTACTACACAGCCTGTAAAGCTATGTATGATGGCGATGTAGACAGGTATCATAGCAATTGCAAGCTGCTATGGATATGGCGTGAACCTAATGGTACATGGAAAGCACACGATGAGACCCAAGAGACATGACAGCAGAACGTATAGGTCAGGGCTTGAAGTAACCTTCAACAAGATTCTGCAAGAACAAGGATTTAATCTTGGATATGAAACCAGTGTGTTGGCTTTTACTTCCCCCGCACAAAAGAGGCGATACACCCCAGACTGGACTATTAAAGAAGGATGGTACATCGAAACTAAAGGGCTTCTTGACGCAGAGGGAAGAAAGAAACTTATGCTCATCAAAGAACAACATCCCTCCATTAGGATACTCATTGTCTTCCAACGACATCAATCAAAACTCTATAAAAACTCTCCAACAACTTACGGGCAATGGTGTACTAAACAGGGAATTGAATGGTGTGGATTTGAAGAAAAAGAAAAGTGGCTCAATTTTATCAAGGAAGCGCAAGGCTCCTCGACCTAAAGGAATCAAACAATGACACAGTTAGAGATGTTTGAACCACGTACAGACTATGCTCAAGATCTACTAGACATCAAGTATCTAAGAGCAGAGATGTATGCTTACCTGCAAGAGAAGCAATGGCCTCAAGCTAAGCTGGTAGCTGAGGACATTATAGTAGCTGCTGAAAAAGTTAAGCAGTACTGTCTTGAACAGGAAGGGTAATTACTTCTTTATTCTTTCTTTTACTTTTATTAGTAATCTGGTGTAAAGGAAACAGCCATCCTGAATAAAGTCCTTTTATTATATTCCAGCTAACTGCTTTGCTGTTTCTAGGAACTCTTTCTCTTAGACCGAGAACTACCCGAATAGTTTCCATATCAAGCAAATATCCTTGTTCCAGCTTTGTCGATAATAAGAGCTTTCTGTCTGGGTTTATCAACACTGAGGTTGGGTATTGATATATGAGTCCACCTGTCAAACTCCCTTATTACCTGGTCATAGGGTAACTTGCTTCCTATGACTGCCCTGACTACCTCATCAGGAGTCATCCCAGGAACCCGTATATCAGCAGCACAGCCTATCCTGTGTTGGCTGCTATCCTTACTACCTACTGCGTCATTAACCTGCTTAGATCTAAAGGCAGAGTTAATCATTATGGGTTTGTTATTAAGAACAACCTTGACCTCTTCAAGGAAGTTAGCCAACCTAACTAAGTTAGCCAACTCTGTATCTGTTGGTGTGTTGTCGTACTGACGATGATCTGTGTGGGTTAGTTCCTGATAGGAAAAATGCTCACTTAACTGCATCTGGTTTCCTTGTCATAGTGAGTACTTTTTCCAACGTTCTACCACCAAAGTAGAAGGACATAATCAACATACCCCATTGACCTAGCAGTTCCACATACCGTTGGTTTGTATCTATACCAAAGGCCGACATCATGGCAAAGACAAAATAACCAGCAAGAATGGCAATCAAAGTCATTGGCCTGATGTTCTTGGATAGCCAGGAGTCTGATGCCATGTCAGCTTTTAGTCTGTCTGTCAGCTCATGCTGTTCTGCTACATCTGCGTTGAGCTGTGCTAGTTCACCGTTCTGTTGCATCTCCAACAGCTTTAACTTGGCAGACTCTGCAGCAGCAGGATCTGGAAAAAACTTGTCAATCATTTTTGAGCCAATGTCTAGCAACGCGCCTATTGGAAACATTATTTCTTCCTCTCTAATAAGGTCTCTACCAGTATGTCAATGTTTTTTGTATCCGCAGTTCCCATCCAATTTGCCCTATTGTTGCGGATGATAATCATCTTTTCTAAAGAGCAAGAAGGGCCTATTTTCTTCAGCCACAGTAGCGCAAGTTTCTCTCTCTCTATCTGATCGTTTGTGGATAGTGCAAGATGTCTGAATTCTGAAACCAAGCAGGGCTGCTCCACACTTCCGGCACAAAGACTCAGGAGGAATATGAGAAGCCATGCCTGTTTCACTTTGCCATTTCGGTACTTGCTGCGTTAAGTCGAACTTTAATTGCATTTACGTCTTCAGGTTGCACTTTGAAACCAGCGGTTATGTACCCAGCAAATGCGCCTACTTCGGGCGGTATAGACCCTCTACAGACATACGTTGCACCCTGCTTGGCTTCCCACTCCGTAGTTTTACCTGATATCTCTAGTTTGCTGCACATCACCTCGCCGTTAAGCATAGCTACCATCGCTGCGTTACGCTCAGAACTAGCCGAAAAAAGACTACTCATACTGCCGTCGATGCTCTTATCCCTGCCCTCTTTGCCAATAGCCAGAACGGTCACACGGCTATTAACAACCAAGTTTGCCTTGTAAACAACCACGCTCACGGCATCCGTGTCCTTTTGAAGCAAAGCAGCAATAGGCAGTAGTTTCTCCTGCTCTTTCAAAGTCGGCAAATGATCTGCCGTAGTGATGGCGTGGAGAATGACCTGCCTAGAATCCCATGCAAAGTACCCAAGGAAGAACAGACTGGCTAGGATTACCACTGCAATTAGTTTAAACGGCGTGTCCACCCACTTGATGAGTTCAATACCTTTATCTAGGTACGTCCCACCTTTGGGGCTGATCGTCCCCTTTTTAGGAGTATTTGGTTTGGCTGTACTGGGAATTCTTTTTACAGGCTTACGTTTAACTATAGCCATATTAAATTACCCTTGTAACTGTAAGAATGACAGAAGGTATACCAGGAACAGGAGAACTAGCTGTAACAGCATATATAACAGCATCAATTTCAGGAGAACTCCAAGCCAATTCAAAGTACTGGTTGGCAGTTACAGTCACAACAAAATTCCAAGCAGCAATCTTCTCGTCATTGACTCCAGCAATAACCACTTTACTTGCTGAGTTTGTTCCGTCAGTTCCACTTAACCTGTACCAGATATAAACAGGGCCTGTACCACCAGAAGTTTTATCTAGTTGTGCAGAAAACTGGAAGTTATATGTTCCAGCTTTAGCCATCACTATTCGTGAAGCAGGAGAACCTATAGATACATCTGTAGCTTCTACAGTTGTGTTAAACGTTATTAAATTCCTAGTATTAATTACAGGATTAGTCTGCGTTGTAGTGTCAATAAAGACCCCATACGGAGGGCTACTAGTACCTGTACCACCATTGGCTATAGGCAGGATACCAGTCACCCCAGTAGTAAGAGGAAGACCAGTACAATTAGTAAGTGTTCCTGATGTCGGTGTTCCTAGTAACGGGGTTGTTAGACTGGCACTAGTTGTCCTAACTAATGTACCCGTACCATTACCTACATAGTCAGCAGAACTAAGGTGGTAGTACTGTGCAGTAGTACCCCCCTGTAAAGTCTGTAGATCGTTATGCCTACGGGTAAGAATGCTAGTAATGTTACTAGCTGTAAAGTCAATAGAACTCCAAGCAATGGTTCCAGAAGCACCAGGCCCTAGCTGGCGTTGGATCTTAGTAAACCAATCCTTCCAAAGATAAGTATTGGAAGTGGTATCACCTGGAGGACACGGAGGAAGAGTAAAAGCCATAGATTAAGGTCTGTAGACCCCTTGTTCTCGTTTAATACTTCGGTATTTAGCTTCTGTAGCTTCACGTTTCTTAGACTTTTCAGAAGCTCTAGTCTGTTCTGGAGTTTTAATTTTTACATCAAACTGTTTAGCTAAAAACCCAGCGTAATTGTCTTGATCACTGGCTCTTAAGATACCACCAGCTTGAGGTATAGACCTACCTAAATAAGAAGCTACATCTGATGCTTTATCTTCTATAGGATCATTTGGATGATAGATCTCAGGATACTTGTTCTTGTATAACTGCCTGTTAGTAACTAACTGCCCTAAGGTAGATGTCACAGGATTAAATGTAAACACAGCAAACAAGAAAGCACTTGCATCTTTATTACCAACAGCTGCTTCTTCTATGGCGTGATAGAGGTGAAATGGCCCTGCTCTACGCATTGTAGTTCCTGGGCCAAATACTTTTTCAAGAACTGCATCTACTGCAGCATAACCAATAGTCATAGCTACAACAGTAGCCAGCATCCGGTCTATACCATCTTTAAACTCTTGCTTACCTTCAGCAGTTTTAAGATTCTGCGGGTTTAATTCTTTACCTATGTTAGCTATAGATTTAGTTACTCCATAGTGATACCTAGAGAAGACAGCAAGATAAGGGTTTTGCAGTGCTTTAGATAGAAGCCTGCTATTCATAATAACAGTAGGCAAACGATAAGCAGGCATATGATCCTGCACAAGATCTATAGCTTGTTTAGTTGTTACTGGTGTACCTCTAGTCTCATTGAGTTTTATGATTTCCCTAAGAGCTTGCATATACATAACGTCACGGGTAAACCACATACTCTTTTGAGAGTTTTGTGACCATGCGTTATAAAAGTCTGCAACGGAATAACCAACTTTAGCAAGAGCAGCTTTAACAGCAGGAACTTTTACAGCTCTTTCTACATAATCCCTACCCATAGCATTAAAGACTTCATTGTTCCTAGGATCAGCACCAAGAAGACTGCCACCTTCTTTAGCTACTTCCTGATAGAACCGACCTTGTTCTGCTACGTCTTTAAATGCAGGCCCTAGAGTGCTACCAAACCGTGTTAATCCTTTAGGAGTTACCCAACCAGACAATCCTCTAAGAGCCCAAAGGTGAGCAGCCTCATTAAATATATGAGGTATAGGAACCAACATCATGTTCTTAATAAGGAAGTCAGTACTTCTTAAATACCATCCTTTATCCCAAGTCTTAGCAAAGTCTTCAATAATCCAAGCTACCTTAGGATCAAATGACCACCCTCTCAGTTGCGGCAGTGTGTCTACGTCTGTAATTTGTTTCCATCCTGCTGGGATTTTTTCTGCATCAGGGCCTGCTGCAAGATTAAAAAACTTATTCTCTTTCATCTTGTCAATAAGCTCTAACTCACGAGCCATTTTCTCTAGCTCCATGATCTTCTTGTATTGTGTAGCTTCAGCATCCTTAAAATAACGGTAAGGAGTAAGTCTTTCTATGTTGTGGACTTGACCATCTTTAATAACCATGTCCTTACCAGCAACACGAATAGTGCTACCTGCTGTAAGAGCTTCTCCTGGTTTACCTTTAGCAATGTACCCAGGAGCAGCATGATAAGAACCATCTTTATCAGCCCATACAGAAGGAAATGGTGTGCCCTCTTTATTAAGTTTCCATTCAAGAACCATCTCAACATCACCAACTTTTTCTACTTGAATAACACGACCATCTTCAAGTTGAAACAGAGAACGACCTTTAGTTGAAGATGCTTCTTTATTGCTTTCTATTAGGGGGTTATCTTTACCACCACCCAACAGTTCTTCAAGAGTACGTTCCCTCTTAGACTTCATAATGTACCGTGCTTGGCCTGTTTCTAAGCCTGCTACAACACGATCATCACCCGTAAGAGTACGTATCCTTTGGATAAGAGCAGTAACCTCTGTATCACCTGCTTTAAGGCGTTCAGTCAGGAAGTCATACTTGGCTTTGAGTTCAGGGTTAGCTTCAACTTCTGCACGTTGGGCTAAGAATTGGGGATCATTCTGACCTTCACGTTCTCTAAAGGCTATCTCTCTGATACCATCCATCTGTTCTTTTTGGATTGCCATTTCTTCAGACGGGAAGAACCTTTCCCGCATAGAGATTTCCCTGCCATATGTAGTTGCATCGTAATCAACACGATAGCGCATACGGTCAGCCATAGCCCATGTACGTAGTTTAAAGAAGGTATCTGCTAATCCCTTTTCGGTATTAGGCAGAGATATTCTTTTGTCAATACTGTGTTGTTTCCAGTCTCTAAAGAAAGCTAAAGCAGCTCCCTCACCTTCATTGGCATAGATCTGTTCAGCGTGTTTAATAAACTCATGCTCAACTAAAGAACGAACATCTATGTCTTTAGATGCTTTAACTATAGCTGGGCTTTCTTCTAGTAAAGAACCTTTTACAAAAGCAATAGCATTAGTTTTAAGGCGAGCATCATCGTAAACAATGTAGTTACGAAACTGAGTTCCTTGCCCAGCATTAGAGTTAAATACGTGAGCAACAAGACCCAAAGACTGCAACTGTTCAGTAGCTAAAGCAGCAGATTTATATTCTTCTGGCACGTAATAATCTAAATGTAAAAGTTTTTCTTCAACATCTAGTTCTTTTCCTAGTGCATCTTTTTGTTTTAAATCTGTACTTGTACGATACCGAGCTCTTTTATACTCTAAATCAAATTCTATTTTATTAAAATTCTTTTGTAACGCACGATATATATCTTCTCCAGTAGGATTAGGTTTTCCTATCTTAGCTTGTTCTAAAGTTGAATATTCTCCTATAGTTGTATCTGCCGACCATCCATCACCTACTTTAGAATATTGTAATAGCTGGTAATAACGTTCATTAGTTGGTGTAACTAAATCTTCTTTTTCTTTAATGATGTATTTAGTTTCACCTATTTGTGTTGTCCAAGTAGATAATTCTTTTTGTAAGTTAAGGGGTTTAGTATTTACAGTTTTAGTCCAAGATAAATTTTCAGGCAATGCAGGAAAAAATCTATCTATAAGCTTTTGTACTTTAGCTTGTACTTTAGGATTCTGTTCACTTATAGGAGCATTCCAATCCATAATCTCTTCAGGTTTAGCCTTAAGTGTCATATGAAATGTAGGAGCTTCTTCTCCCATAAACTTTCCTATAGCTGGATCTACTGTTTTTGCATTAGTCCAATCATATTTTTTAAGAAGGTCTAATTTTTCAGTAGCAACTAATGCCCTATGTCCAGTAACAAAAGGATTGTCAGAAAAAGGTGCTTTGCTATCATTAAGTTCTGATTCGTAATGGCGAGTTATTCTTTCAATACCTTTCTTCCTGGCATATTTTGAAAAAATGTTTTCAAAAAATGGCACACCATACACAGACCTTACTTCCATGTAATTAATTTCATCCCACAATTCTTTTTCTGGAGAATATCTTTTTAAAGTTTTCTTAGTAGTAGTAGGTGTTCCATCAGCAGAAGTTGTAGTTAATACAAGTTCTTCATAAGGTTGAAATTGTTCTCTGTACTTGTTATTAACGCTTGTGCCCGTACTAACATTAGTACCTACACCAAAGACTGCAGCATCTTCACCCCTGCCTACGTTTCCTCTCCATCCTGTATCACCACCATGTGGTGTTTCATTGCGTATCCTAATGGGGCTAGTATGAGCTACAGCAATATTCTCTTCATTCTTAGACTGCTCTCCAAGAACAGAGTCCTGGATGTCTTGAGAAAGTTTAGATCCTTTGGGTTTAAAACTAGTACCTTGAGTATTTTGAAGATTTTTTAATTTAATTAATTCTTTTGAATATTCATTGTTATAAGTGTTATCAAATATTTTCTTTAACTCTGCATCAGATAAAGTTATTCCTTCAGACTTAGCTTCTTGATAAGCTTCTGCTTGATCAGAATGTGCTGAATTACTTGCGCGGTTATGCGCCATATCTTCAAGTTCTTTAGAATCTTTCTTTAAAAAATTAACTTTTTCATTGTTATAAGACATTGTATCTTTTGCTTTTTCACCAGCCGTTCTATTGTCTTGCATTTCTCCATAAAATTCACCAGCGCGTTCCATCTCAGAAGGTTTATTCTTTTTAAGATCTGTTATTTCTTCCAACCATTTTCCATCACTTCGTTTATCAAGAAGATTGTTGATATGTTGAAGTCCAACACTTCCTTCTTTAGTAGATGGATTAGATTTTATATTGCCTTGAATTCTGGCGGCATCTAAAACGTCTTTCTTAGTTAGATACTTTTTATAAATTTCTCTTGTGGCTTCATCCCTGCTAACAGTAGAAAATCTTTCGTTTACAGGTTGAGCTAAATCAAACATACCTATAGCTTTCCAAGCTTTTGCAGTGTCAGGATCTTTATTAAAAATATCTTTTCTTTTAGTTTCTAAGTTGTAAGTAGATCCTTTAGGCCCAAAACTAGTACCTTGGCTACCAGAAACTTCTGCTTTAGCTAGTCGTTGCGTAAGACGAATCAGCTCATGCAGTGCCGTGTATTGTTTAGGGTCTAACCCAAGAAACTTACCAATATATGAAACAAGTTTGCTAACAAACCCTGGTTGTTTTTGTTCAATCTTTAACAGAGCATTTGCTACCCTAGGTTTAAATATCCCATTAGCAATAAACTCATGTGGGTCATTTAAAGAGTAATCAAACAAAGCTTTGTTTTCTGGAGTTATTTCAACCTTACTCCGTACTGAATCCATCAATTTAGTAATATCAGTTACTAGTTGAGTTAACTTTATATAATCAGGATGATTAACAGGTAAGCTATTAATAGCTTCTATTTTGCTGTGAAGCACAGCATGAGAAATCTCATGTGCTGCAGTTAAAGAGTTATCTCCAAACCCTTCTTTCATTACTATGCCTGCATCTGGATGCCAGAAAGCTCTGGTGTTATCTGTACCGCCTAGACTTTTATAGAGTGCATTGTACTCATCAGCTTTAAGAACTCTAGAAGGACTGTCTTTAGGAAGTGTAGGTAGAAGAGCATCAAGTACTCTAGATGCCAAATGATCTGGGCCTAATGTAGTTTTTATGTGCTCACCCAAAGCAGAGACAGTTGTAATCTCAGCCATCTTAGGATCAACTACAGAACCTTCTATAGCCATCTTCTTTAAGACTGGGTTATCTATAGAGTCTATCTGTTTCTGTACACGACTAACTTCATCTATAGCCGTGTTACTAGTAACATCAACAGTAGATTCTATACGAGGAGGAAGAGGTGGCTCACCAGATGAGCCTGTCTCAGTAGCAGCTTTCTTAGCTTCTATAGATTCATTAAGCTTTCTAATAAAAGCTGATTCTTCATCTGCAGTAGTAGCAGGTTTTATTGTTCCACTCTCATCTACTATTGGAGCTTTAGGAGCTACCTCTGGAGTAAATTTTGTCCAGGAATTAGGTAACACTGCTCTAGAAGCACCTTGCCCTAAATTAAATGCGTTTTGACCTAAGCGATTAAAGCTAGGCATAGCAAAGCCAGCTACTGTTTGTGCTCCAGCTTTTTGCCAGTCAGGAGCTTGTCCTTGAATAACATCTCCACCAGCACTAAAAGCTCCTTGAACAACACCACTAGCTGCACGTTCGCCTAATGCTTTAGCTATACCTGTAGACACAGTAGCTGGACTCATGCCTAATATTCCAGAAGCTACATCACCCAACGTAGTAGCCGTAGGATTTCTTTTCTTTTCTTCTTTTCTTAATTCATATCCATCTGGATCTACTGTTTCAAATATTAAATCTGATGCTGTTTGTAAAGCATATCCTGCTGGTATAGCAGCAGTTAATCCTCCTAAAACTTTAACAACCCCATAAGAACCAACAGCTGTATATGGAGCAATACGTTTAGGAGATGTTTTTGCAGCTAAAGCTGCAGCTTTTTGAGCTAAATTTTCAGATGCAGTCCACCCTGCACCAAACAAAGCAGTTGCACCAAGTGTAGGAAGAGCACCTTCTATAGCAGATCTAGCCCCTGCTCCTACAGGAGTATCTTCCTGTGG